ATCATATGCCATCGGATCCTCCTACGAAAGGATGATCGTTAGTTGGTTACTCGCACCTGTAAACGCAGAAACGTACACACCTTCCGAAAAGATAATGCCGTCATCTGGAATGTTCATTACGTGGTGACCTGCCGGAAATGTTTGCGTAAGCAAAGTATCACCGCTTGCGCCACCGTTTTTCAACGTGAACGCACCCGCAGCCGCACCGTAAATTACAACCTGCCGTAAACGAGAACGAGATGGACCGACAACCGCAGCCGCCGTTCCTTGAACCCAATTATATGCACTGACTGGACCAGCCATGATCTACCTCCTTATCCTGCGGAGACAGTCAAAACGCCTGAATTGCTGTAGATTTGTCCTGCAACAGATGGGTCAGATGTCGGTAGGTCTTTAATGATCACAACGCTGTTTGTTCCATCGTGTGTGATTGAGATGTTCTCTGTGATTGCACCAGTTGTAGCGTTTTCATCGATTTCTTTGAATCCGCCTTTTGAGCGTACTGGACCGCTAAAAGTTGTGTTAGCCATGGGTATCTCCTGTCTCGGCTAGTGTCAGCTACACCATGTAGCTGTCAGGGATATACCAACCATACAGAAGTTTTAAGCAAAAAGAAAGGGGCTACCGAAGCAGCCCCAGTCCAACAGGGAGGTGTCCAAAATGAAAAGGACAACCTCATTGTAGCATAAATTATGCGCCAGGTGAACCGAACACACAGCGTGGGTCAGAGAACCCGAAGCTGTAACGCTCACGCGCTTTGAAGCGCATGTTACCTGTGTCGAAGTCAGCTTCCATGTTTGTTGACATCGGAGTACGCTCGAAGTGGACGAATCCACGAGGTGCGTCTGTCTTGATGAAGAACGCATCTGGGTCCGTTAGGAAGTCGTTGACGGCATAGCCTTCAGGCAACATTCCCATTGAACGGATTGCGTTTACATCGTTGTCCGCTGTGCCAACGCGCAAGTTAGAAACCATCAGACGTTCTGCAACGAATTGCAACTGACGAGGGATTACCAACTTTGTGCCACGTAGAGCGACTTTTAGACCACGCTCATCAACAAAACCTGCGATGTTGATCAAAGCATCTTCAAGAGATGTTTCGTTCAAGTCCGCTGGAGTTGATGGTTCGTTGGCAAATGTACCACCTGAAGTAAGTGGGTGGTCAGTTGCACACAATGCTTTGCCGTCACCGCCAGCAGATGCGCCAGCAGTAAATGCGTTGTTAAGGATCGCTGCCGCCTTAACTTGCTTTGTGTGTGCCATTGAACGAGCCAACGCACGAGTATAACGTGAGCCAAGACGATCATAAAGGTTATCTTCGATAGCCTCTTCTGTGATCGAGAATGCCAACGCAATGGTCTCGTGGTTGTAACGAGCAGTGTATGCTTCGTTAGCGTCGTCAAAGTTAATTGAGGAACCTTCCGATTTGGTCGGTGCCGCGCCGAAACCGCTCAACATAACCTCTTCTTCGAATGCACGATCAGAAGATTCTGTTGTGAAGATCTCCGCATGTTGGTTTTCGTACCGAGAGTACTCCATACCAAACAAGGCGTTAAGACCTGGTTCCAACTCTTTCGCTAGTTGTGCGCGAGAGATAGCCATAAGTTAGTCTCCTTATACGCCTGTGTTCGAAACAGTACCAGCGACGATAGCACCGTTAGGCGCATTGAAGCTGTTGTTCAAACGTACGATTAGTGGAATACCAGCCGCTGTATAGTCTTGGTTCTCAGGATCGTCTTGAATCCCGATGATACGCAAGTGCAATGCTGCGGTGGTGGCGATTGTGCTAACACCCAATGTAGCAGATGAAATACCTGTGGTCGTTGAACCAGAAGTACCTGCTGCAAAGTTCGCGTTTGCGAAGACGTGACCACGAGCAGTTGCTTCGCTTGTTAGTGAAGCACTTGAAGTGATAACGAATGTTTGGGCTGGGTTGTCATAGACGAAGGCTTTAACCGGATGGTTAGAGTCCGCGCCTGAACCAGGCCAGTAGTTTGAGAAAACTTTTTCACCAGTAGTAGACGAAACGTATTCACAACCCCAGAAAACACCAAGTAGACCTACTGTACCACCTGCTGCCGCGCCAACAATGTCAATGAAACCAGTTGACAGCGGAATAACAGGAGAACCTTGATAGATCGCGTTAGTGTTACCAGAGGCAATACGATACTCTGTCGTACCAGTGGTGTTTGCGCCAGAACCCTGGACGCCCACCGGACGTAGTCCGAATGCACCATTAGTATTTGCCATAGTAGCAATCCTCTAAATTACTCGGAGTCGCGTTCACGGCCTCCGAAAGTTACACGACTTTGCCGACTTTGATTGATCGGCATTGAAGGATGTTGTTCCTTCATCAAGTCCTGATCCACAGCTACCATTTGTTCTCGGGTCCGGCCCCCGTAATACTCGTTTCTTTCACGGGCTGTTTCTTCAGGGATGCGGCACAGCATCAATCCGCCTTGCCCGATAACGCCCTCGTAACGACCATCGTCGATAGTTGGTGCTTCGTAGTCTGGATACTCGTCCTTACGAACAGGTTCCCATCCTTCACGCAGCTTTGCGTTTACGTTCATTTTGTCTTCTTCGCCGCGCATTGCGACTCGAATCCAACGATGCACATACCCATCAGGTGCGGGTGGTGCAGCAAGGTGACTGGGCGGTGCCCATGGTTTTCTACGAGTGTCTAAATCTCGGGTATTTTGAGCGCGTGGTTTTCTATCAGCCATTGTTTAATCCTTTACATACTTGGCGTATTCCTCAAGAGGAACATTCAGCTTTTTTGCAATAGCGATCTGCGATGGTGATAGTTTCACGCTATTCTTACGCCCCTGTTTTGGATTGCGAGATGCAGATGAACCAGCAGAAGCGACCTGATTCGATCCCGATTTCTTCGCAGGTTGGAACTTGTTCGGAAACTCCGAACGCAACCTACGATCTATTTCACTATAATACTCATCGCTGTTTGGGTCAAACCCCTCTTCCTCAATAAGTTTACGGTGAATCCCAAATGTGGCATATGTCATAACTTCGTCTTGACCAAACCACTCATTCTTTTCAGCCCACTGCTGTGCCTTTGGATCAGGCTGTGCTTGCTGTGGAACAGGCTGCTGATACTGCTGTTGAGGCTGCGCTTGTTGTTGAGGCTGCGCTCTTTGCACTGCAACACGCTCTTCGGCTTTTTTCTTAGCCAACGTATAACGGTCAGATTCCGCCGTAGCTCGTGCCAACGACTCTTGCGCAGCAATCATCGCATCCGCGTCACCTGCATCGTAAGCGTCCTTGTAAGCGCGTCTTGCCGCGTCAAGTTGGCTCTCGATACGTGCGCCATACTCATTTAAGTAACCAGAGTCTAAGTTCTCAACTCTGCTCTTGAGCTTTTTGTTCTCATCGAGCAACTGCTCCGCCATACGAACAGCTTCTTCGCGTTGAAGTTGCTCATTACGGTAACGATCATTCAACTGCTTAATCCGCTTTTGAACACCTTTCGAATAGCTTTCTAGCTCTTCGTCACCAGAGGCTGGCTCTGGTTCCTGTTCTGCAACCGCTACTTTTTCTTCAGGTTCCTCAGAATCGTCAGACTCAAGAAATACTTCTTGGCCTTCGTCTTCTGTTTCTACTTCAGGTTTTTCTTCTTCATACGTGTTTGACATCTGTCGGCTCCAAGATTGTGGCAATCACTTCGTCGTCGTTAATGATGCGTACTTCGCCACCATCAATCTTAAAGCGAGAACCTGAGTAACGACCAATACATACCCATTGGCCTTGTTCACACCACGGCTCACAGTCTGGCCCAAACTTATCTGGGTCTTTGTATGCCAGTGGACCTAGCTTCATCACATACGCTACAACCGTAGCAACGGACTCCCGTTCCCGAACTTCATCAGGAATATAAAGCCCACTCGCCGTCTTTGCCTGCCCTTGATATGGCATAACAAGAACCCGCCAACCTGTGGGCTGCGGGAGACGTTCGAGTAGTGATTTGTCTAGGAGAGAAGGATCCAGTTCGCGTTTGCCAGGATCTACATATGCGCTGTCCAAAGCAGAAGAATCGGCCTTTGCCTCTTCTCGTTCTTTGTTCATTTTTTGCGCAACGTGTTCAGGAAGATATAAGGTCTTCGACATCGTCTACGTTTTTCTCCAACAGGGTCTTGATTTCTTCACGCGCGAAAGAGAGACCCCGTATCTCTCCCACTGTCATTTTGTACTGCTCCCAATTCTGAACAGAACCATGTGCCAGAGCAGAAGTTAAATCTTTTTCCCGCTCTTGCATTTTCTTATACAGATATTTTGCCAAGTCGACAACATCCATTATAGGTTGTCCTTGTAATCCTCTTGCATGTCTGATGTGATTGGGCCACCTTCTGCCCATAAGTCACATGTATTTTCTTTCATACACGCAAACTTGAGGCTCTGGCAATACCCTGTATTACCTGATTCGTCTCCAAGGCACTCAAGCATATCTTCTGTTTGGTTGTACATTGCACAACTTCCACAAACTTGATCTGATCGAAACGAGACACCTGTGTTCGGCTCACGATAGTTGTGATCCGCAATCGCCATGTCTCGATTCATCTCATTTAACTCAGGGTCTTGTGTAGGAAGAGGACATGTGTAGCCCTCTTCTGTCTCTTCCATCTTATCTACCGGAATGCCATCCGGTAGAACGCTGATCATAATATTAACCATTAGTATGT